CGGCGTGGGCGATCTCGAACACGGTGGATCAGCGGGACGGCAAAGACAACATGATGTTCGTGAAGAAGAAGAGCCGCGGCCGGATTGACCCGGTGGTGGCCCCCACGATTGGGATGGCGCTCGCACTGCGGATGCCGGCCAAGCAGGCCGTCGGGGAGATGGCCGAATGGCTTTGACGCTGATGCGGCGGCAACGGGATCGGCTGGCCTATGCGTGGCGCTCGTACTGGAAGGGGCCATACAACCTCTCGTCGATCACAGCGAAGTTCTTCAGCGATGGCGTGGCGAGTGCGACGGGCGTGAGTGTCAGTGAGCAAACAGCGCTCACGTATTCGGCGTTCTGGGCCTGCGTGAATGCCATATCCACAGATGTGGCCTCGTTGCCCCTGATTCTCTACAAGCGGGACAAAGACGGCGGGAAAACACGCTTCACGACCAGTAAAACGTATCAACTGCTGCATGATGAACCCAACCCCGAGATGACGTCGATGTCGATGCGCCAGACGTTGCAGGCGCACGCGCTGACGTGGGGCGGGGGCTTCGCGGAGATCGAGCGGGACCAGTTAGACCGGCCGAAGTATCTCTGGCCAATCACGCCGGATCGGGTGACGATGGTCCGTGATCGGGTGGGGAACGTCGCGTATGCCGTGTCCAATTCGCTGGGCGATCCGGACATCATCCCGGCGGCGGACATGCTCCATATCCCCGGCCTTGGGTTCGACGGCACGGGGGGCTATTCGGTCGTGGCGATGGCGCGGGAGAGTATCGGGCTGGGGCTGGCGACGGAACGGTTCGGCGGGACGTTCTTCGGCGGCGGGTCCACGTTTGGCGGGGTGCTGTCGTTTCCGGGTCCGCGGCCCCCAGAGATGTCGGACAAGAATTACATTGATGCGCTGAACACGTCGCACCAGGGGGTGGAGCGGGCGCACCGGTTCCTGCGGCTGTACAACGGGGCGAAGTACGAACGGCTGGGCATCCCGCCGAATGACGCGCAGTTTCTGGAGACACGGCTGCATCAGGTCGAAGAGATGTGCCGGTGGTTCCGGATGCCCCCGCACAAGATCCAGCATCTGGCGCGGAGCACGAACAACAACATCGAACATCAGGGGCTGGAGTACTACACGGACACCTTGCGGCCGTGGCTGGTGCGCTGGGAGCAGGAGATCAACCGGAAGCTGATTGCCCCACTCGAGCGGCGGCAGCAATTCGCGGAACACAACGTCGATGGGTTGTTGCGGGGGGATTCGGCGGCGCGGGCGGAGTTCTTCACGAAGATGTTTACCCTGGGGGCCTACTCGATCAACATGATTCTCGAAAAGGAGAATCTGAACGGGATCGGGCCGAGCGGGGATGTGCATTTTGTGCCGCTGAACATGACGCCAGTCGACCGGGTGAACGAAGTGATTGATTCGCAGATCAAGGCGAAGGAGACACCAGCCGCGGCACCGGCCCCAGAACCGGAACCCGAACCGGACGACGACGACAGCGCAGCCCGGGCGGTGGATGCCTTGCGCGTGGAAGTGGCCGAACGGGAAGCCGCGGTGGTGGCGGCGCTGGCGGAGAGTGCCAAGAGCACAGCGGATCAGGTGGCGGCGTACGCGGAGCGGGCCACGGCGGCCGAGGCGCAGCAGGCGGAGGCACAGGAACGGCTCACGGCGGCTCAGGCGCTGGTCGTGGCGCGCGATGCGGCGCTGGCCGAGATTCAGGTCCAGTTCGCTTTACGTGATGCTTGGGTGCCCCCACACAGCCAGGATGCGGAGTTGGAGCGGTTGCGGGCCGAGCTCGACACGCGCACGCGGGAACACGATGAAGCCATGCTCCACTTGCAGACCGCGACGTCGTCTGTCGAGGTGTTCAGTGGTGCGGCGGAGCGTGCAGAAGCGGCGCTGGCCGTGCTACAGGACACGGCTCAGCGGCGGATGACCTCCGTGATTGCGGCCCACCGGGGCCTGATCGCCGATGCAATGGGCCGGATGATCCGCCGGGAAACCGAGAAGGCGCGGCGGGCACAAGCGACACCGGAGAAACTCCGCGCGTGGATGGAGCACTTCTACCCGGTCCATGAGGACATCGCGGTCACGGCGTTGCTCCCTGCGATTCGCGCACATCTGGCCTGGAAGCAGAGCACCGACGATCCGCTGGTGGTGACGCAGGGTATTGTGAAGGCGCACATTGACGAATCGCAGCGGCAGTTGCGGCTGGTGCTGGACACCGATGCGGATGATGTGCCGATGACGTTGGAATCGACGTTGCGGCGGTGGGAGACGGAACGGGCCGAGGCGTTGGCGGATGTCATTCTGAAGGAGGCGGTTGATCATGTCAGCCAACGGTGAACTCGAACGGCGCTTTATGGGCGAGATCCGCATGGACCCCTCTGGGGATCGGAAACTGCGCGGCTACGCGATTCGGTTCAACGTCCTGAGTCTCGACTTGGGCGGCTTTAAAGAACGGATCATGCCGGAAGCCGTCGAGCGCACGCTGTCCGAAGGGATGGACGTCCGCGCGCTGGTTGATCACGACAGTTCGAAGATCATCGGGCGCACACGGGCCGGGACGTTGCGGTTGCGGTCCGATGCGCGCGGGTTGTCGGTGGAGATTGACCCGCCGAACACCTCTGCAGCCCGAGACATCATGGAATCCGTCGAGCGCGGGGACGTGACCGGGATGTCCTTCGCCTTCCGGACGTTGGAGGATGACTGGCACATCGAAGGCGGGGAGACGATCCGGGACGTGATGGACATGCAGATCCGAGAGGTCAGCATCGTCAGCTTCCCGGCCTATCCGCAGACGGACGTGGCGTTGCGGTCGTTGCAGGCGTTTCAGGGGGCCAGTTCGGGGAAGCATACGCGGGCGTACTGGCAGCGTGTTCACCGGCAGAGATTGGCGGGATGACACCGACCTTCACGGTCCTGATCGGCGCGTGTGCGTATGACCGTCCGGATCGGGCGGCGACGTTGCGGCATACGCTGGACTCCATCGCACGGCAGGACCGGCGGCCCGGCGATCAGGTGATCGTGTCGATTGATTCGTTTGAGCAGGACAAGGCCCTAGTTGCGGAACGGCAGGCGTTGGTCTTTAGCTATGGCTTAGGGTTCATCGTGATGGCGTACGACAGTGGCTACCACTTCTTCGGAGTGGAGCAAATTAACGCTGCGCTCATGACGGTGTGTATTACTGGTTCCCACATCATCACCATGGGCGATGATGACGTCTTCGTGGACGGGGCCTACGCGAAACTTCGCCCATTGTGTGCGGCGAATCCGCTGCAGCCGATTCTCTATCGGTTCTTGGCCCCGTGGCGAGAGGTGCTCTGGGATCGGCCTCGCATGGAGATGAGCCGGATCAGTGGCTGTTGCATCGCGGCCCCGCGGCAGTTCGTTGGCCCGATGGACACGCGCACGACGTGGCCGGATTCAGATCGGCCCTTTGTGGAGCATGACTTCTTCTGGATACAGGATATTCTCGCGAAGGCCCCGATCCACCCGCTGTGGCTGACTGAGATTCTCGTGATTGCTCGGCCGGATCTGCGTGGCGATGACGTGGCCCATCGCGGGGTGATGCAGTGCTGGCACTGTCGCACGGTGCGGTACTTCGAGGACATCGACATTCTGAATCCGTACTGTCCGCAATGCCGAGCTGTGGCGGACATGCCAGGGCGGCCGGTGGCGATGATGGGGAGCCGATGACGCGCATTGCGGTGGTTCACCCGGGGACGCAATGGAGCACGTCGGATGTGTACGACGGACTGTGCTACGGGCTAGAAGCGCACGGGGTGGATGTTGTGCGCGTTCTGCCTCTGTGGGCGCTAAAGGAACCCGTTGACGCTGCGATTATGGTTACGGCTATACGGCAGCCGTGGGTCATTCACTCGCTGAAGTCCAACGGCATGCCTGTCGTGGCCCTCTTCACGGAATCGCCCTACGAGCAGGACAAGGAACTGGACATCGCGCGGCAGGTGCAGGGCTGCTGGACCCATGAGCGAACCGCTGTCGCCACGTTTAAAGCCGTCAATGAGCATGTAGCCTACCTCCCGCACGCCTGGCACCCGGCGGTCCATACGCCGGTTCCGCAGCCCGGTGACGATCAGGTCCCGGCTCATGATGTGGTCTTCGTCGGCTCAGGCTTCCGGGAGCGCGTCAGCTTCTTTAACAGCATCGACTGGACGGGCATCGACTTGGGCCTGTATGGCATCTGGGATGGTCTCGGGTTGAAGCCGCAAGTAGCGAAGTGTCTTCGCGGGGGCACCATCCCGAACACGCAGGCGGCGGCGTTGTATCGGAAGGCGAAGATCGGATTGAACCTATACCGGCGACTACGCACGGACCTGAAGCCGGATCGGCCCGAGAACTGGGTCACGGCGGAATCGCTGAACCCGCGGGCGTATGAGCTGGCGGCGTGTCGGACCTTACAGATTTCAGAATGGCGGGCTGAGCTGCGGCCGATGTTTCCTGTTGGTAGCGTGGTGTGGTTCAAGTCGACGGAGTTCGCGGAGATTGCGATCAGGAGTTGGCTCGAAAATCACAACGCTGACAGTCGCATCTCGAACGCGTGGCAATCTCAGAATTGCGTCAATGGGCATTCATGGACGGATCGCGCCGGTCAAGTCCTGCAAGACCTTCACGCCTGGGGATTGGTGCCATGTCTGATCGCCCAGTAGGCCGTCCGCCGGTTGACGTGCGGAAGGATGCCGTCCTGTCGGTGCGGATGACGGATGCCGATCTGGCGGCGGTGATGAAGCGGGCAGCGGCAGCACGCGAGCCGTTGTGCGACTACGTGCGCGAGAAGCTCCTTTCCGTAAACAACAATTCAGCCCAGCGGTAAGTCATGGCATCCTGAAGCCTAATCTCTGAGTCCTGACGGCGGAGCGGCTACCTGCTCGGTCCTCCAGCGACGACAACCGTCCATCGCCTCCTGGCTATCTAGGGCGCGGTCGACATGGCGAATTCAATTTCGCCTGTTGGCCGCGCCCTTTTTCTTTGGGCTCTTCCCAGGCGAGCAATCGAGGAAGAGCACATGGACATCACCGAACTCTTACAGCAAAAAGGCCAACTCGCCGAACAGGCCAAAGTCCTGATCGGTGACGACGGCGTCCGGTCCGAGGACGAAGGCAAGTTCAACGCGATTCACGCCGACATCGACAAGATCAACAAGCAGATCGAGATGCGCGCGAAGCAGGAATCGGTCGAGAAGAGCCTGAGCGAGTCGCAGGGACGACGCAGCGAACCGAATCCCATCGACAAGCGCGAAGACCGCGGCGGCTACCGGCCGGGTGGCAAGGTCACCGACTACGAGCGCGGCGAAGCGATGCGCGCGTGGATGACGGCGGGCGCCCCGATGGCGGAACTGACCCAGGAACAGCGTGACAACGCCAAGCGGTGCGGGATCAACCTCGACTCCAAGCGGCTGACGTTCCATCTGTCCAACACCGCCCTGAAGGCCACCACCCCGATCCGGGACGGCTTCGGCGCCGGCCGGGAGGACATCCGGGAGTGGAACGACAAGCGGACAGAAGAGCGCGCGGCGCTGACGGGGTTGCAGTCCTCGACCACCACGGGCGGCTACACGGTGGCGGATGAGGCCATGCGGGCGCTGGAAGTGGCGCTCTTGGCCTTTGGCGGGATGCGCACGACCTCCACGATCCTGCGAACAGCCACGGGCGGCCCGCTGCCGATTCCGACCACGGACGACACGGCGAACAAGGGCGTGATCATCGGGGAGAACACGACCTCCACCGAACTGGAAATGACCTTTGGGCAGCTCGTGCTGGACGCCTGGAAGTACAGCTCGAAGTACATCCTGGCGTCGATGGAGTTCTTGCAGGACACCTCGATCAACGCGAACCAGTTTATCGGGGACGCGCTGGGCACCCGGATCGCGCGGATCACCAACGACCACTTCACGACGGGCACGGGTTCGCAGCCCAACGGCATCGTGACCGCGGCCACCTCGAGCGCGATCACGACCGCGGCCAGCGGGACGATCACGTTCGACAACCTCGTGGATCTCGAGCACACCATCGACCCGGCGTATCGGTCCAACGCCAAGTTCATGATGCACGACACGGCGCTGAAGATCATCAAGAAGCTGAAGGTGGCGCAGTACTCCGGGGACACGGCGGGTGTGCCGCTGTGGTTGCCGGGCCTGACGGCCAATGCGCCCGACACCATCCTGGGCTATCCGTATGTGATCAACCAGAGCATGGCGACGATCATCGCGGGCTCGAAGTCGGTCATCTTCGGCGATCTGAGCAAGTACATGATCCGCGACGTGCGCGATGTGACCGTGGTGCGGCTCGATGAGCTGTACGCGATTCTCGGGCAGGTGGCGTTCTTGGCGCTGTCGCGGCATGACGGCGATCTCTTGGACGCTGGCACGCACCCGGTCAAGTACCTGATTCAAGGATCGTAGTTCGCATGGCGGGCCGGGGCTGTGAGGGCCTCGGCCTATTCCATCGAGAAAGGAACAGCCACATGGCCACTGTGCATCTGTATTTTCGGACGCGACTCGAGGCGGATGACGTGACGGCGGTGGTGTCTGCCGCGCAGGCATTGAAGCTCGCGTTGGAAGAGGCCGGTGATCCGACCGGCAGTATCACGGTCGTTGAAGATCCGCCGGAAGAAGAGATCGTCACCACGCCGGCCGTGTCGAATGCGCGGGCAGAAGGTCATGCGGTGCCGGGTGAACCCATTCAGTCCGCGCGTCATGCGCGGCGGCAGAAGGAGTCCTGATCCATGTTTGGAGATGATTTCAAGATTTTCATCGCCACCACCACGACGTTAGGCGCGGCGGCGGCCACCACGATCACCAGTTCCGCGGTTGACACGGCGGGCTTCAACGAATGCACGTTCATTGTGCCGCTGGGCACGATTGTCTCGGGGGCGGTGACGTCCTTGAAGGTGCAGCAATCGTCAGATGATGCGGCGACGGACACCTATGACGATCTACTGGGCAGCAACCAGGCGATCGCGGACACCGATGACGACAAGCTGAAGTACGTGACCATCGTGCGGCCCCAGAAGCGGTACCTGAAGTGCATTGTGACGCGCGGCACACAGAACGCGACGATCGGCGGGATCATCGCCATTCTGCATCGGTCACGGACCCGGCCTGTCACGCAGGGCGCCAACGTGGCGGGCGAGCAGTTCATCTACCCGGCCGAAGGGACGGCGTGAGGATTCGCTTCCTGCAGCAGACGCCGTCGAGCAATCCGGCCTTCCCCTTTCAGGCAGGCCAGATCATCAACGTCGATCCGTCTCCGGACTGGATCGCGTTGTGCGACGGCGTCCGTGCGCAGCTGCTCCGTGACGAGGCGGTGGAGACGGCGACCGAGCCAGACCACGAGCGCGCGGTGATGGCGAAAGCGCGGAAGGGGCGGTCGTGAGCACGGATTGTGAGATCGCGTGCGAGTGGGCACTGGTCACGCCTCCGGTACTTGAACCACTCGATCCGGATGATGCCATTCGGCAGGCGCGGGCGATGCCGGATTCTGAAGTGACGCTGTTTCAAAGCTACATCGTGGCGGCGCGGCAAGCGGCGGAAAACCACATGGCGCGCGGGCTCCTGACCCAGACATGGAAGCTGGTGTGTAGCGCGTTTGCCGATGTGATCTGGCTGCCGATGGCGGCGCCGCTGCAATCGATTACGTCCGTGAAGTACTACAACACAGATACGCCATCCGTGCTGACCACGCTGGCCACGACGTACTACCAGGCGAACACCACCAGCCGGCCGGGCTGTGTGGAGCGGGCGCCGGGTCAGTCGTGGCCGTCTGTGCAAGCGGATCGGCGGTTCCCGATTGAGATTACCTACGTGGTGGGCTGGGCCTCGGCGGATGACGTCCCGGAGCGCATCAAGCAGGGCATCCGGTTCCATGTGGCGTATCTCCAGTACGACCGGGAGGGCATGGAGGAGTACGGCGCGAATTCCATGAAGGCGGCGATGTGCTGTTGGGATGACGTCGTGTGGTGGAAACCACCGGCGTACACGCGGTAATGCCCATCTCGAGAGCGGGCCATCGGCGGCATCTGGTGACGTTGCAGAACCCGGATGGCGATCCGGTGGTTGATGGGGACGGCGGCTACACGCAGCCGTATGCGAACTGTGCGCCCGCGCAGTTGTATATGTCGATTGATCCAGCCACGCAGAAGGATCTCGAACGGGTCGCGGCGGGCACGGTGATGTCTACTGCAAGCCACATCTTTACGAGCCCGTTTCATCCTGATGCCACGACGCAGACGCGATTGACGTGGGTGGATCGAGCGGGCCGCACGCATACGGCGAACGTGGTGAGCGTGGCTGATCTGAAGCAGATGAACGTGGAACTCGTCATGGTCGGAGTGGAGATCGTGACGTGAGCAAGGTGACGTTGCGCTTCGAGGGGCTAGACGAACTCAAGGCGCAGCTGCGTGCGTTGCCGAAGGAACTGGTCGACGACGCATCGAGCATCGTGCTGACGGCCGGGAATGAGGTGGTCGACGTCGTGGCCGCGGTCTATGAGGACCATGCGCACGTTGGCAATCTGCGGCGGGGCCTGACGGTGCGGCCGGTGTCGGCGGGGCCGTATGGGACGGGCGCGCTGGTGAGGAGTGCGGCGAAGCACGCCTGGTTGTTCGAGCACGGCTCGCAGGCGCGGCACTACGTCACAAAGAACGGGAAGAAGCATCTGACTGGGCGGATGCCGCCGTCACACATCTTCATCAGGACCATGATTCAGAAGCGGCGGGCGATGTACGGCAAGTTTCGGGAGCTGCTCGTAGCCCACGGCCTCCAGGTGACCGGCGATGGCCTCTAGGGACATTGATAACGCGCTGGTGACCAAGCTCTTGGCGGATACCACGTTGATGGCGCTCACGCCGGGACAGGTGTTTTGGGATGAAGGGCCGCCGAACCTGACGCGGTACATCGTCGTGTCGTTGGTGAATCCGCACGATGAGCCGATGTTTGGCGGGCGGGCCTTCGAAGAGAACATCTACGCCGTGAAGGCGGTGATGCGCTCCGATTCCGGCGGGAACATCGCGGCGGCCGAAGCGCGGATCGATGCGTTGCTCGGGGCCGATGGGGCCACGTTGACGGTAAGCGGGTACACGCAAGCGTTGGTCCGGCGGTGGCCGGAACAGCCGCGGATTCGACAGACCGAGCGCGATGAAGCGGACGACACGATCCGCTGGCAGCACGCGGGCGGGTATTACGAAGTCTGGATGAGTCCGTCGTGAAGGTCTTATTTGTCGGTCCCGGCGCAAGTTGGTCCACCGCGGATGTCGCGGCGGGTCTGCGCGATGGGTTGCTCCATCACGGGCTTCAGGTGATCGAGTACGCCCTGGATGCACGGATCGCGCGCTCGTGTGGGTGGCTGTACTACAACTGGCGGCGGGCCAAGAAGACCAACCCCAGCATCGCGAAGCCGAACGAAGCCGACATCTTGTATCAAGCGGGTCGCGATGCACTAGCGCAGGCGCTCTGGCATCAGGTCGATGCGGTGCTGGTGGTCAGTGCGATGTATCTCCACCCGGATGTCATCGTGATGATGAAACGGGCCGGCTTGCGGGTCTTCGTGCTGTTCACGGAATCGCCGTACGACCTCGACAAAGAACTGGCGGTGGCCAAGCTGATCGATGGTTGCTGGACGAATGAGCGGTCGTCCGTGTCCGCCTTCCGAGAGGTCAATCCACACAGTGGGTATCTCCCGCACGCGTGGCATGTGCTCAAGCATCGGCCCGGCCCGCAGCCTAGTGACGAGCTGTTCCCCCAGCATGATGTCGTGTTCGTTGGGTCGGCATTCTCTGAGCGGATCGAATGGCTCAAGGCGATTGATTGGACCGGGATCAACCTCGGACTGTACGGCCCGTGGGCACTCGGGAAGCATCATCCGCTGAAGCCGTTCGTCCGGAGCGCGGAGATCGACAACGCGAAGACGGCGGCACTCTATCGCCGGGCGAAGGTGGGCCTCAACCTGTACCGGACGTCGATGGGGTTCGGGAAGTTTGCCCCACGTATTACGTACGCGGAAAGTCTGAACCCGCGCGCCTATGAACTGGCGGCGTGTGGGGCGTTCCATCTCAGCACGGACCGGCCCGAAGTGCGCGAAGTTTTCGGGGGTCTCGTGCCGACGTTTACGACTCCAGATGAGGCCAGCGCCTTAATGCGGACGTGGCTGGCGGATGACAATGGCCGTCAATCAGTGGCGGCGCAACTCCCGGCCTGTGTGGCTGAGTCGTCATGGCGCACGCGTGCGACCACGGTGATCGGTGATTTACAAACGCTCCTGCAGCGACGGGCTGCCTAGAGGGGCAGGGAGACACACATGGCGCGCTATCACGGGAACAAGGGGCAAGCGTTCTCATCCACCACCGGATCGGGCACCGCGGCGCTGGTCGCGTCCATCTCGGCGTGGACGCTGGACATGGCCACCGACAAGGTGGAGGTCACGGCATTCGGTGACCTTAACAAGACCTACGTGCAAGGTCTGAAAGATGTGAAGGGCACGATCTCTGGATTCTGGGAAGACTCGCAAGACGTGCTCTTTGATGGGGCGGATTCGACAGATGGCGTGAAGCTGTACCTGTATCCGGCCTCGACGGCGCCCACGGTGTACTTCTATGGTCCAGCCTGGTTGGACGCGAGCATCAACGTCTCCGTCTCTGGCGCGGTGACCATCAGTGGAAACTTCGTTGCCAACGGCAGCTGGGGACGTCGGCCGTAAGGTATGACTGACCGGACCGTGACCGTTGCCGTTGCGAAAGTGATGTGGTCGTACTACACGGCCGCAGACGTACGCGACTGCACGGTCACGCGGACGGATGGCCAGTGGCAAATGGTCGGATCGATCGTGTCGTCGGACGCGCTACGGCTTTCGCGGCAGCCGTTGACGTTAGTGGTCACACATCAGCATGGGTGCTTGAAGTGGCCCGTTCTTGAACAGCCGCAGATTGTGGACGGCGTGCTCCATGCGCGCCTTGGTCCGCTCGAGGTTCCGGATGGATACCATCGTCAAGCCGAAGATCGTCAGGCTGTCTCTCAGTGACGGCCACTACATCGACGTCCGTCGTCGTCTGAATACCGGCGAGCAGCAAGACATGTTCGCGGCGATGGCGCCGTACTTAGTGGCGGGCGAGAAGCCTCAACTCAAATCACAAGCGGTGATGACGGCGAAGGTGCTGGCGTACCTGCTCGGCTGGTCGCTGACGGATGACGGGGCGCCGATTCCCATGTCGCCGGATCTGCCGGACGGCGTGCGGATGGCCACGGTGCGCTCCATCGATCCGGACGTGTTCCGGGAGATTCGGGAAGCGATCGACACGCACGAGGCGGCGGTGGAACTGGAGATTGAACAGACAAAAAACGCACGGGCTGGCGTGAGCGACTCGAACAAGACGCGCTCATCGCCAGATGGTTTGGGGGTTGGCCGCTCGCTCGAGTCCGTGAATTGATGCCAGAAGAGTACGACGTGATCTTGGCGATGATCATCGAGATGCAGCCGAAGGAGACTGACTAGCCCGTGTCCGTCCTGACCGGAAAACTTGGCGCGGATTTTACCAGCTTCTATGACGCGGTGCAGAAGGCGGAGGTGTCGCTGCGCTCGTTTGAGTCGGGGTCCGAGAAGGTCGGGGCCGCCCTGACGAAGATGGCGAACAGCTTCAGCGGCCAGAAGATCATCCAAGATGCCACGTTGATGGTGAAGGCCATCGACAACGCCGGCGGGGCAGCCACGCTGACGGCGAAGGAGATGGCGCGGGTCAATACGACCGTGACGGAAGCCATTGCGAAGTACACGGCGCTCGGACAGCAGGCCCCGAAGGCGATGACGGATCTGGCCTCAGCCACGAAGGGCACGGATGCCGCGACCAGTTCGTTCATGGGCAGCTTGAGCAAAATGAACGGGTTACTGGCGACGTTCGGGATCGGGCTGAGTATCGGGGCCGTGGTGAGCTTCGGGAAGTCCCTGCTGAACATGGGGGATGAGATCGTCCGGGTGGCTGATCGGACTGGCCTGACGATTGATGAAGTGCAGAAGCTGTCCTACGTGGCGCAGCAGAGCGGGAACAGCATCGACGAACTGACCGGGGCGATTGGGCAGATGCAGAACCGGCTGTCATCGGGGGATAAGTCGGCCGTGGCCTCGGTGAAGGAACTCGGCATCAACTTCCAGGCACTCATGGCGTCGTCTCCTGCGACACAACTGGAGATGATTGCGACGGCCATCGCGAAGGTGCCCGATCCGGCGGACCGGACCCGGATTGCGATGGACCTGTTCGGGAAGTCTGGTACGGCCATCCTACCCACGTTGACGGCGCAGTTCGCGAAGCTGGCGTTGGAAGCTCCGAAGATGAGCGATGCCACGGTGAAGGCGCTGGACAAAGCCGGGGATCAGTTGGGGCGGTTCGGACTGCAGATCAAGGTCTGGGCGGCGGAGTCGTACAACTTCGTGGGACGGGGGTTCGATCAGATCGTGGCGTCGGCCTACCGTGGTGTGGCCGGGCTGATCGATGCGACGGCGGCCGTGGTGAAGTTGGCCTCGTATCTGCCTGGAGCGGCTGGGGCGCTGGGGAAGCTTGGCGTCGAGATGGGCGGGCTGACGCAGAAGGCGGGATGGTTCCGCGATGCGGCGGCCTTGCTGGTGGCGCCGATCGAAGAGACGACGACGGCGGCTAAGATGCTGGCCCCGGCCATGAAGGACGCTGGAGAGCACACTGAGAAGACCGCCGGGTCGGTGCGGAAGGTCAAGGAAGAAGTCGAGCGGCTCCTTCCAGGCCAGAACACCTGGGCGCTGGGCATCGGGCAACTGAGCCAGCGGATTCCCGTGTTGACGGATCACATCAACGCGCAGGCGGAGGCGTTCGCCGAGTTGCGAACTTGGGTCGCGCCGTTGGCGGTGACGGATCTTCCGGCGTTGAACAAGCAAATCATGCTGTTGCCCAATGTGACGGCGTCCGGGGCCACGTCGATCACGACGGCGGCGAACGCCACCAGCCATTGGAGTTCGACACTGACCACGCTCTCGAATGACTTTGTCCAGATGGCCCAGATCGGCGGGGATTCCTTCGCGACGTTGGGGCGCGTGATCGGCACGGTGATCAAGTCGTTCGAGATGATGACAAAGGGTGCGGAAGACTTCGGGAAGGCGTCCAAGTCGGCGGCGGGCGCGAGTACGCAGGACTACACCGCGCTGGCGATGACCGGCGTGGGCGCGGGCGTGGCCATCGGCGCGATGGTGGCGCAGTACCGGAACGCGCAGCGGGAATTACGCAAGCTGGCCATCGAACAGGCCATTCTGAACGGCCTCCAAGAGAAATGGAACACGGACGTTCAACTCACGACGAACGTGATGTACGGCCAGCGCACCGAGTTCAGCCAGACGTCCGCGATCGTCAAAGAGTTGGGCGGCGTGGCGAAGCTCACGGCTGAAGAATACAAGCATCTGGCTGAGGAACTGACGCACGCCATCGCGGCGCTCGGCATGGCCGATGATGACTGGATGAATACCGAGTCGGCGAAGGATGCGCTGGACTTGCTCAACGACAGTCTCGCCGATATGGGCCGTGTCGCCATGAAGTCGGGCGGGCTGGTGGATCGCACCTTCCTCGAACTCATCAAGACGATGAAGGAGTTCGGCGTGGAGGTGGAAGGCGTCAACGACCTTCTACTCGAGCAGTTGGGCGGGGCCGCGGAAGGGCTGAACGAACTCCTGGGTGGCCTATCGAAAGGGCTGGGCGACAGCTTCACCGTCACGGCAGAGCAGGCAGCGGGACTCGGGGCGGCGGCGGCGGCCACGTTTGCCGACATGGTTGAGCGTGGGATGTCGTTCAAGGAAGCACTCGATGCGCTAAAGCCGTCCATCGACATCATGGCGGAGACGCTGAAGAAGTCGGGCATGGATGGCGGGGATGCGTTCGACTTCCTGATCGAGATGTCCCGGATCGCCAGCGATCAGTTCATGGGGCCGCTCTCCGATGCGATCACCGGGGCCAATAAAGCCCTGAAGGGGTTGCACAACAGCGGCATCCTGAACCAGACGATGTTCACCGGGCTCGAGCAGTCTGCGCTGCAGGCGTACAACGAGATCATCAAGGGGGGCGGGGACGGGA